TATGAGGTTTCGGAGATGATGGCCGAGAAGGCCGCTGTTTTGGGGGCTGAGCTTGGGCCGCTAAACACTGAGATAGACCACATTCTTGATTCGGTTTACCAGATCGAGACCGACGCGGGCAGGATGCCGACTCCTCCGGATATTCTACAGGAGCTGGCGGCTAATGATCCGGCGCTACGGTTTGACCCTGTCTACCAAGGCCCGCTTGCTCAGGCGCAGCGGAAAAAGTTCGGCAAGGATTCCATTCGCAAGTTCTTTATGGATCTCGGTCCCGTCGCGCAAATCGACCCGGCTGTTATTGACAACATCGACACCGACGCCACGGTGCGTATTCTGGGCGAGATCAGCGGCATTCCGGAAGAGATGCGGAGAGCCCCGGAGGCGGTTGCCAAGATCAGAGAAGGCCGGGCCATAACGCAGCAGCAGTTGCAGCAGCAAGAGGACGCCATGACGGCAGTGCAGGGGATGAAGACGGCCAGCGAGGCGGACAGGAACATGGGCGGCCAGTTGTCGGCCATGATGGGCGGCAATGCATAGATTGGACTTGTTTCCAAACAACGAGTTGATCGGGCAATACCGGCAAGTATTTGCCGGCCGCAACGGTAAGGAAGTACTGACACACATGATGTACGACCTGGGCACGTTCCAGGAGATCACCAGCGGGGCGGAGGATGTAGCCCTGAAGAATTTCGGCCTGCGCCTGTTAAAGATCTTGGCAGGCGGAGAGCCAGCACCGGAGAGCATTGACGCTTTCATGGTTAAACTTATGAAGCAACCATTACTAAAGGAGCAACACAATGACTGAAGCCGCCAGCCAGACCGGAGACGGGACGGGTAACGGGATTGCCGGAGACGTTTCAAAGCCCACTTGGATTGAGCAATTACCGGAAGTGATGCGAGGAGATCAAAGCCTTTACGGTTACCAGACTATCGGTGATTTCGTAACGGCCCACAAGACCTTTGCCGCTGAAAGGGAAGGTTCAATCAAGGTGCCGGGGGAGAACGCGACGGATGCAGAACGGGCGGCTTTCATGACCGCCTTGGGCCGGCCGGAAACGGCTGACCAGTACAGCTTCGGCAAACCTGAAGGACTGCCTGAAGGACTGGTGTACACGCCTGAAGCTGAGCAGATGTTTAAGGGGTATTTCCATGAACTTGGCCTTTCCGACAAGCAGGCAACGGCTTTGTGGTGGAAATACCACGAGGTGGCTGGGCAAGGCTTTACGGCGCAGCAGCAGGCCGACAGGGATGCGACCGACAAAGCGGTGGAAACCCTGAAAACCGAATGGCCTGGAGACGCTTTCAAGGTCAACACGGAACTGGCCCACCGGGCGTTTATGAAGACGTTCGAGAAACCCGAGCAACAGACCGAGGCCAAGACGTTTTTGGAAACGGCCAAGGTTGGCGGTATTCCTCTCGGCGATCACCCTATGTTCCTGCGAGTGTTCGCGCATTTCGGGAAGATCATTTCCGACGACTCGGCAAACGCGGGGCGTAACGGTGGTGGTCAGGGGGGCAGCGACGAAGCAAAGGCAGCATCACGATTCCCAAACACAACTTTTCCTCAATAGGAGGCCTATAGATGGCTACTTTAACCAGTACCTACTCCCTTCTGGAGCAGGCGAAAAGAATCAATCCCGACGGCACCCAGGCGCTTATTGCCGAGGTGCTGAACCGGCGTACCGGCATGATCCTGGGCGAGGCCCCTTGGCTTCCGTCCAACGATGTTTGGACGAACAAAACTACCCGGCGCGGCTCGCTGCCCACCGGCAGCAGGCGCCGGCTAAACCAGCGCATTGCAGCGTCCGTGTCTCGTACTACTGAGATCATGGATACCATCGAAAACCTTGAAGACTGGTGTGAGGTTGATCAGGCTTTGGTTGATTCTATGCCTTCTCCCGCTATTTTTCGAGCCGGCGAGGTGGATGCCTTCATTGAAGGTCTGGGCCAGACTATTGCGAGCGACGTTTTCTATGCCAACTCCAATTCTGATCCCGACGCTATGCACGGCATTGCTGCCCGGCTCGGCACCCTTGACGGCCGTTTCGTTATCGGCGCCAGCGGCACCGGCTCCGACGTGACATCCATCTATGTGGTAAATTGGGGCCAGGCTACATCTCATCTGATTTATCCCAAGAACATGGCGGCCAATATGGGTGTGCAGCACACCGACGAAGGGGCTGTTACCTCAGAAACGTCTGACGGCAAAATGCGGGTGTACCGTGACCATTTCGTCATCCGTTGCGGCCTGGTGGTGCGTGATCCGCGGTCCATCGGCCGGTTGGCCAATATCGAGACCGCCGGCGCCACCAACACCTTTGACGAGGACGACCTGATCACCTTGCTCAACAACATGACCAAGGGTCCGGGCACTCGTATTTACTGCAACGAAACCATCCTGACCCAGATGCAGATCAGGGCCAAGGACAAGTCCAACGTTTACTACACCCCCGGCGGCAATGCCCTTTCCGGCGAGCCCCCGCTTTATTTCAATGGGGTTCCTATTCGGCAGATTGATCGTGAGATTCTGCTCAACACCGAAACCGCGATTTCCTAAAGGAGGATCGACATGAGAGACAGTCAGCTTATTTTTTCAGACGCTCAGGTCATCACCGCCAACGCAACGACCGTTGATTCCACCAACCTCGTTGATCCCGGCGCCGTGACTGACCACAAAGGAACCGCCCTGAATGCGTTCGGGCCGGAAAACGGCAATTCCCGCCTGGTAATTACGATGGAGGTTTTGCCAACCGCCGGCACCGGATTGCAGGCGGAACTATACGACTGTGCCACCGTGGGCGGCACTTATAAGGCTACCGGTATCGGCCTGAATGCCGCGATTCCGATTGCCACCCTTGTCCCCGGGTATGAACTGCTCAACGTGCCGCTGCCCCGTGGTTTGATGCGGTTCTTGAAGATCGTCTACACCACCACTGGCAACCACACCGGTTCTGTCGGCGCAGTGAATGCCGAGATCAAGACCGGCTCCACCACCGTTAACCAGACGCCTTACCGGGCCTAAAAGTGAGGTGAGGGCTGGATTGCCAGCCCTCACCTAATGGAGGATCAGTATGAAGATGAACGTACGGGAAAATTTTCAGTGGCGCGGCCGGGTTTACCGGGCCGGAGACAAGCCGGAAGATGCGGTTTTGGAAATCTCCAAGGCTGACTTCCTGGCCGAGATGGAACTTGGTAAGCATGAAACCAGTAAACGCTGGTTGTCGCCGCTGCTGAACCACTGCAACCCTGGCGACGACGAGGCCGAGGATCTGCTTGGCGGCACGGCGAAGGGGAAAAAGGCCGACGAGGCTGAGGAGAAAAAGGCCGACGAGGCCGATGCTATTGCAGCCATCTATGCCGAGTTCGACACCATCGGCAAGGCATATGATAGGCGGTGGCAGCTTAAACGACTACATGATGAGCTTGTTAAGGCCAAGAAAGAGGTAGGCGCATAATGTCTGCCTCGGTCGTCCAGATATGCAATATGGCGCTGCTGAAGTTCGGCGATGTCACCATTGTATCGCTGGACGATGCGACCCGCGAGGGTCGGGCCTGCAAGGTTTTTTACCCGCTCTTGCGGGATCAGCTCGTTTACGCGCACCCCTGGAACTTTGCCATGGCCAGGGCCGATATTTCCGCGCAGCTTACCGATACTCCTGCTTTTGGGTATGACTACGCCTACACCGTCCCGGCCGACTGCCTGCGGGTATGGGAGCTGTACGGCAGTTCCGAATGGGAGATTGAGGCCGACAGACTGCTAACCAACCAGGAAGAAGAAATCTACATCCGTTACATCAAGCAGGTCACGGAAACCGGCAGATTTTCGCCAGCGTTTGAGCGATGTCTTTCGACTTTGCTCGGGGCGGAACTGGCCGCCAAAATCAAGGGTGATAAGAACCATCGGATGGCACTACTGGAAGAATTAAATAAGATCGACCTGCCCGCGGCGCGGCAGCTCAATGCCATCGAGGGTAACCGGCCACGCCATACGGACGAACAGGCCCTAGATGCGGGCAACTTCTCATGGCAGAAGGAAGGTCGATGAAAGGGCATTTCGAGCAAACGAATTTTACAGGCGGCGTGTGGAGCCCGCTTCTGGACGGGCGCACTGACCTTGCCAAGTACGGCAATTCCTTAAAGCGCCTGGAAAACATGATTGTTTGGCCGCATGGCCCGGCACAAAACCGGCCAGGCTTGCGGTATATTGTCGGCACCAAAACAAATGCTGATGTTTCCAGGCTGTTCCCTTTTGAATTTTCCGTGGTCCAGGCGTATATCTTGGAGTTTGGGGACCAGTACATCCGATTTTACAAGGACCAGGCGCAAATAACTTC